AATATATATAATAAAATAATTATTATTATGATAGAAGTTAAGTTTAAAGAGAAGATTTATAATGTTAGAAATCTTTTTTCTGAGATTACAATTGCTGAGTATGAAAGCATTACAAAATTATTTGACAATGAGAAGTTAAATAATATATCTTTATGGATAGAGATATTTAATATATTAGGTTGGGATGAAGAACTTATAGATAACTTAGATTACAATTCTTTTGAAGAGATAACAACTAAGTTTGATTTTACATCTGTTAATAAGGATATTATTAAGACCGTTTATTTAGATGAGGTTCCATATAGTTGTTATGATGATGAATTTAAATTAAAGATTAGAGATTTATTAAAAATAGAACCTTTAATTAATACAGAAGATTACTTAGCTAAAATTGCTGCTATTCTATACAACAAAGATGGCTTCTCAAAGAAAGAAAATGAGGATGTTAATCATTTTAATTATAAAGTAAGTATGTTTAAACAACAACCTGCGCATATAATTACTCCTTTATTACAAGAAATTGGTACAGGTTTATCAAAAAAGAATAGTATAAATGGCTAATATATATGTACCAAAAAGTTGGTCAGAAATAACATTAGAAAAATATCAAGAATTAATAGGACTGGATACCACTGAGTATAACAGTCCTTTTTCTTATAAGCTAGAAATTTTAGCAATTCTAAATGAGACATCTGTTGATGATGAGATGTTTGAAGATTTAGATATAAATGAGTTAACAACTATTCTTGATGATATAAAGTGGTTGATGGGAGCTCCGAATGGTTTAAAAAATGAAGTTAAAAACTTTAAATTGAAGCCTATATCTAAGATAACTCTTGGTGAGTTTATTGACCTTGTTAAACTATTTGAAAATGTTAATTCTAATCTTGATGTTATATGTTCTATTCTATTTAAGAAATATAAAGTAGATGAGTGGGACAATGAAATAGAGGAACCTTATATCTATGACCTTGAAAAGAGAAGGTTACTATTTAGTGATGTTATAGTAACTGATATTATAGGCATTATAAGATACTTTTTGGACTTCAAAGATAATATATTTAATATCTATTCTATTATATTTACTAACCCGGATGATTTAGAGGAACCAGAAGATGTTGAGAATCTAACTGAGGAAGAGATAGAAGAAATTAAAAAAGAAATTGAGATAGAAAAAGGTAAAGCAAAATGGGCTTGGATGAGTTTAGTATATGACTTATGTAATGGTGATTTAACCAAGACGGATGATATAACAAATCTAAGTTTAGTATATGTTTTAAACACTTTAATGATGGTAAAACAATTAGATATTAAAAAATAGTAAAAAATAATATATTCTACCATTATATATTATATGAAGGGATTAGATACTTACGAGATTACAATTGATGGTGAAGACAGTGAAGATTTAGGAATAAATTTAATATCATTTGTTAAGAACCCTGCAATTATGGTTAAAGGTTTGGCCTTTAATACTGAGAATAAACTAACATTTTCAAGTGATAATAGTAAGATGAGGATAGTTGCTCCTGCAATTATACCTATGGAGATATATAGATTATCTGACAATTACGAATACAACGTAAAATTCTCTACCGATGTTATAGAAAAGATAAGAGATAAGTTTATGGCTAATCTTGGTGGTAGAAACATATTTAACCTGGAACATACTGAGGAATTAGTACCTGCATATATATTGGAAACATGGATAGTTGGTGCTGATAACAAGGCTGATAAAGCATTTTCGGAGTTTGGAATAGAGGTTCCAAGTGGTACTTTAATGATAATGAGCCAAATTACTGATAAAAATTATTATGATGAAATCGTTAAGAACGAGCAATTCGCTTATTCTATTGAGGGATTTTTCAATCTAAATGAAATCAAATTAATGATAAATAAAAAAATAGAAGACAATATGAATGAATTAAGATTACCTGATGGTGAGTTCAAGTTCGGTACTGATATTTATACAATTTTAGATGGTAAAGTTGTTGAAATCAAAGCTGAGGTTGCTGAACCAGAAGAGGAAATTAAGGCTGAAGAGGAAGTCAAAGAAGAAGAAATCAAAGCAGAGGTTGAAGAAAAACCAGAAGAAGAAGTGAAAGCAGAAGAAGTTATCACAGAAGAAAAGGTTGAAGAAAAACTAGCTATTGATGAAGCTGAATTGATGGCTATATTACAACCGAAATTTGATGAGATTTATAAAATGATTGCTGACTTAAAAGCAGAAGATGCTATTGATGAGGTATCAGAAGGGGAAGCACCTTCACAAGAACAAGTACAAATGTCTATTCACGACAAGTTTAGTGCTGTAAATAATTTTCTAAAAAGAAAATAAAAAATAAAAAAATAAAAATGAGAGAATTAAAATTTGACTTAAACGTAAATGCTAACGCATTGTTATGTCCAAACCCTCAGGAGTTTTATTCTAAAGCATATATCACAGAGGATATCGTAAATAACTTTAGAACATTACCTGGAATTAAATCATCTACTAAAATTGCTAACGTTCTTTTTGGAGATGTATTAAAAGCATCAGCTTGTAACTTTTCTGCTGATACACAAGTATTAGACGCTATTGATATTGACGTATGTGCTTTATCTGCAATGGCTGAATTATGTAGATTTGATTTAGAACAATCGTTCATTTCTTTACAAATGGCACAAGGTTCTAACTCTTCTTTTGAAGTACCTTCTTTTATGAGCTACTACTGGTCAGAAATGGCAAAAGAAGTTGAAGCTGAAATCGCACAATTAAGATGGAAAGGTAATGTTGCTGGTTCAACTGGTACTTTCTTAGACTTATGTGATGGTTATGAAGTAAAATTAGCTGGTGACGGTGCTGTTATAGACATCTCTGCTACTGCTTCTACTTCTGCTAACGTAATTGCTGAGTTAACAAAAGTATATAATGCTTTACCTGCTCAAATCCAATCTAAAACAAATGATTTAAGATTTTATGTTTCTTCTAACATCGCTGCTAACTTCAAAGTTGCTGCTGCTTCTGGAAACACATTGGCTTACATCACAAAAGAATTAGATTTAACTTTCTTAGGAATTAAATTAATTATTCAAGAAGGTATGTCTCCTAACAAAATCGTTGCTACTGTAAAAGATAACATGATTTATGCTTTTGATGGTCAAGGTGATGGAACACAATTAAAAGCTATTAACTTAGAAGATACAGTTGCTGAGCCATTGTTAAGAACAAGAGCTAACTTGAAAGTAGGTTTCCACTATGTTAACCCAACTGAAATCGTATATTACTCTTAATATATAAAATAAATTAAAAAGGGTCTGTAATCATATAGACCCTTTTATATAAAAATTAAAAATAAAAAATGGCTTGTAATAATTTAACAGATTTAATAATCGGTTCTTGTTCTAATAACAGCGGTGGTTTATTCACAACTGCTAAAGTCTTTTCAATGGATGATGTAACAACTTACTCTTTCAACGATAGTACTTGGACAGTGACTGGTCTAACTGTTTCTAATAGCTATGATTTAGAATTTAGAAGAAATACTAGTAATTATACAGAAGATGCTAACATTGACTTAGTTAATGGTTCATCATTTGTAACTGCTACAATCAACTTCGTGTTCCACAGACGTGAAGCTTCTAAATCTAAAGCTATAAAACTTTTAGGTGAAGGTCAACAATACTTAGGTGTGGTTGTTGGTGATATGAACGGAAAATACTGGTACTTCCCGTATGCTCAAGTAACTGCATTTGGTGAAGGTTCAGGAACAGCAAGAGCTGATGGTTCTAAATACTCTTTAACTTTGGTTGCTGAGAATGATAGTTTGGCATATGAAGTGTCATCTGCGATATTCGCAACACTTTAATAAAAAATAAAATTGGGTAGAGTTGATTCGCTACCCTTTTTTCTAATTATGATTTATATAAACAAAAATACTACAAATGATATAGTTCTAACATTGAGTGAGAATTTTGATGGTAATAATTTTCTATTTAAATTCACTTATGAAGCGGACTTAACAAGACCAGAATTATATTGGTGGAATGATGCTTTATATTCAAGTGAGAGATATAATCTTTTTACTCTTGAAGATAGTGATTCGGTTAGTGTTTTTGGAGCAACTGGTGGTACTTTAAACTTAAAACCAGGACAATATACTTATAATGTATATGGCTCAGACGATATAATAAATGATGCTAATTATTTAATAGTTGCATCACAATCAAGTATAGAAGAAGGCAGATTAATTGTTGCTGGTATTGATACTACGATAGATAAAAGATATAATTAATATGGCATTTTTAGGATTTTCGTTTAATAGAAATACAGCAAAACCACAGGTTCAACCAACAACTAATTCATTTGCTAGTTTAGCATTTTCAACTCCTTTTATGAAGATAGGTAGCAATAATTTATCTATGCCTCATATTAATAAGTACTATACTGCTAATAATATAGTTATGTTTGGTGATGATAATCTATACCCACAATTGTTAAACCAATTATATTACACAAGTTCTATTCACGGTTCAATTGTTGAGTTCATTACAAATGCAGTTATTGGTGGAGAATATAGTTGGAAATTAGAAGCTACAAATGGAGTGGATAAAGTTAATCTTTTAACTTTTGAATCTAAAATAAAAATGGCTAAGACACTAAGAATGATTACGCGAGATTACATTATACATAAAAGAGTGTGTATTGTTATCAATAAGAATGATAAAGGAGAATTAGTAAAGATAAAAAGGTTAGACCCATCAACTATTAGAAATAGTGCGTGTTTAACAAAATTTATATATTCAAGTGACTGGAGTAAGGGTATGGTTGAAATGAAAGAATATAAGAGATATGACGAGTCTATTAATCAGAGGGAATCTATTTATATTTATCAAGATGAAACACCTGGGCAAGATATATACCCTATACCATCTTACAATAGTATCTTGAATTTAAGTTTTTTAGATGGTGAAATAGCTTTCTTTCACAAATCTAATATAAAAAATGGTGTTTTTCCATCATTAGCTATTAGAAGACCGAAAGATTTTTCATCAATAGAAGATATTGATATGTTTAAAAAAGGAATTAGCGAAAGTAATGGTGCTGAAAATGCAGGTAGATTATTAGTTTTAACTGGTAATGGATTTGATGATACACCGGAAGTTGTTCAAATAAACCCAAATCAAAATGATAAAACTTTTGAGCAAATGAGTAAAGATATTAAAGATAATATCGCTATTGCTTTTGGAGTTAATCCATCTATTATGGGTGTAAAAACACAAGGTTCATTAGGTAATGCACAAGAATTAGAGATGAGTTATGCTATTTTTGAGAAGAATGTTGTAAAACCAACAAGAAATGTTATTGAGGAAATAATTAATGATATAATTTATATTGCTAAAATAGGTAATGGTGTTAGAATTAATGATTTTCAAATTATAGAAAAAACCGTACAATCGGCTGATAAAAATAATCCAATTCAATAATGGGAAAATTTTTCGTAACTGAGAATTATTTAAAAACTAACGTTCCAATCACTGATAATGTTGATATAACTGATATTATATTTAACACTAGAATTGCAGCTGATTTTAATATAAGACCTATACTTGGTACATATTTCTATAAACATATGTTAGATGGATATAATGCTCAAACTTTAACAGCAGATGAATTAGATTTATTAGATTATATACAACCTGCAGTTGCTTGGAGAGCTACAAGTGAGAGTGTTATTACTTTAACTTATCAATTGAAAAACAAGGGTTTACAAACACAAAGTGGTGATTATAGTTTAAACCCAGAATATAAAGAGGTTATGTTCGTAGCTCATCATTATGGTGATAAAGCTGGTAACTATGATAACCAATTAACAAATTATTTAAAAGAGAATAGAGCTCTATTTCCTGAATTTGAAAGCGATTTAAATAAAGATTCAATTGCTAAGAGATGTGATGGTAACAACTTTAATCAAAATATATTTTTCATATAATGCAAATAGGTGAATTATTAGTGGTAATAGGTGGGATAAGTATATCTGTAATAGGATACTTTCTTAAAGAGGCTCTAAATGACTTAAAATCAGTAAAAAAAGAGATGATAGAAACTAAGAGTGAAGTAGCAGTTATTAAAAATGACTATAATGTTAAGTTTAATAACCTAAGTGAAAAGTTTGATGAACTGCACGATGTAATTAAGGACTTAACAAAAGAAATTAAAGATTTAACGAAAGAGTTACACGAAAAAAAAAACAATTGATTTATGAAAAGACTAGTAAAAAAAGGACTCGTAACAACAATTATAGGACTATTGATGATAGTATTCTGTGGCGTAATGATTTATAATGGTAAACAAACTGTTGAAGCAATGTCGGGATGGTTTGCATTAGGTGTAATGTTCCTACGTTCAAAAGATTCGTTAATTGGGATTGACGATAGAAAAGATTTTTAATAAATAGATAATGGGAAATTTTGATTATATAAAATATATGGCACTTTATGTTGAGAAGCAATCATTGAAGGTTACGGAAGAAAGTGTTGATTCTACGAATGTTGATAAGGTTAAATGGGATAGCGTTACAAAGGACTTAACTATACTTTTTAATAGTGGAGATGCTTATGTATATTATAAGGTGCCAGAAGCGATATATAACAATATAGTTGATGGACAAGCAGGGACACGTACAAGTGGAATATGGGGTGAAAAAGGCAAGTACCCTTCAGTTGGAGCCGCAACACACCAGTATTTAATAGAAGGTGGTTATAAATATAAAAAAATTGGTTCTTTTTAATAGGGAGAAGATAATAAAATATATATACTTATGTGTGAAAGCATATAATAGTTTTTTTTTGAGTGAGTTCTAAAATAGAGCTCACTTTTTTTATATATAATCTTATGGCAAGATTAACGACAATAACAGATGAAGATATAAAATCAAAATTAGAGCTATACAGCTCAATTAAAGAACTAAGACAAGGTGATTTGAACCTATATCAGATAGCAAGGAAAAGAGGCCTGCTAACAGAATTACAATTAAAAATAGAGCATACTGATGAGTACTTAATAGATTGGATTAAACAATTTAAAAGAAGAGCTGATATTAGGGATGCAGATGTAAATAAATATCATATGTGTTTGAGAAGAGGATTAGATATATATTTCCCTCCTAAGCTCACCAAAAACGGAAATGAGATAGGAACATTCAAAGCTAAAACGGATGCGTTACGTGAAGAGAAAAGGCTATTAAAAGAGGCTAAAAGATTGTTAAAGGAGTCTAGAAAGGTTGAGTGTTTAGATAAGGATGAGGTTGAGCCTTTACAAAGAAATATATTTACTCCTATAATAGAAGATGGTATATTCACATGCGGTAGATGTTTAGTAAAAGGTAAGGAAGCTTCTGTAAGAAATTCTAGTATATGTATGGGATGTTATAGAGTGGTTAGTTATAGAAGAAAGATGGGTGTCTATGTTAACCCTTACAATGTAAAAGATGAGTATTGTAACACTGTTATTAAACATCACGAAAAGGTATTTAATATCGGTATAAAGGTTGATGATAGAATGCAGGACTATTTGAGTAAGGTTGGGTATTGGTTTATGTTTAAAGAGAATGATTAGAATGCCATCGGCTTGCCGATCGGCAGGATTAGATAGTTTCTAAAAAGAAAAAGCTAGGTTAAATACCTAGCTCTTCTAATCTTCTGTCTCTAATATCACTTATAATCCAGTTCAAATCTTCTAAAAGATAGTAACCTTTTCTATCTTCACCATCATCTCTATGTTTCTGTGTCCAGTAATGCTTTCCTTTTAACCACTTTACTTTCTTATCAAATATCAATCTTACTTTTGATGAGAAGAACTCTACTTGTTCTGCTCCGATAGAATCTATGATTAGATTTCTTAAATTGTTTTCTTGTTCGTTGTTCATAATAGTTTGTTTTTTTTTATAATATATATATTACGTTCCAAATATGGTTTTCCTGTTTTTTTGAACTTTTTTGTTAAAATATGTTAAAAGGTATATTCTATTGATTGAACGGTAATATATCTTTATTAATTGAAATGCCATCGGCTTGCCGATCGGCAGGATTAGATAGTGCAACCCGCCGCTGGGGTGCGGCTCAGCGACTTAGAGATAACCACTCATTGAATGGTCTTGATAGAGTAATATCAACATATCTTCTATATTTACAACAACTATCAATGAATTGTTCGTTATTCTTTTTGATTTTGTGGATTATCTTATCGTTGTTTAGGATATAGTTGATATAGTCCTTCTTTTTATAGGTAGGATTATTATATTCTGCAAGGTCAATTAGGTACTTTACTGGGTACTTTTCTAATTTTTTAAGTTTGATATATTTCATAGTGTAAAGATATGGATAATATATTAAAGTACCAAATAAAGTTTAAAGATATAAAGGTAAATGTATGTTTTATATACCGGCATAATCTTCTCTTACTGCGTCTCACGAGAGTAGCTGTCGCTGGTGCTGCTATCTCTATCCGCGATAAGATTGTTTGATGATGTGGTGGGTAGTTAAAGAATAATGATATTACACTAAATGATACCTTAAAAGTTATTATAATGTTTAAATATTTAGCATAATTTAAGATAAGAAATAATATAATAATATCTATATATCTAT